TGCGACCGTAACGTTTCCTGTAAACCCTAAACCTGATATGTTACTCCCTATAGAAACTGCTTGAGTATTTGAAATATTAAGATTGATGCTCGAGAATGGTTTGACGAGAGAGTAGATGGATTTCCAATTCCATATATTTTGGGCATCGTTATAGGACAGTGTGATAAAGTCATTACGGACCCATGGCAGACAACTTGCCGAAAAGGCTTTTGCGGTCGCAACCTGTGTTAGGCCATTATAGACTTGGACGTCGACCGGAGAAAATATGGGGTACCAGATATATGGAGTACTAAACGTAATATCGATCGTATTGTACGTAAAGTTTACACCGGCCGAATCAAAAATCTGTGTTTTGTAAGGATTACTGATGGTCATTGTGACGGCCGAGAGTGCGGCTATGGAGGGAATCTTAACCGTCCGACCGGTAATCATTTGACCAGAACCTGATACATTGAGAAGGATGAGACGGGCCGATGACAAAGAGCCAGTCAGGGTTTGTGATAATGGGTCCGAGAATGGCGAGTAAGTGTTGTAATACTTGACTGAACGCGTGACGTACGAAATAGTATTCGAACCGTCTGAAAAATACGTCTTGAAGTTTGGAATGTTGACACGAACAGCAGCCTGAGTAGCTGCATCGACATAGTTATTCTCGTTAAAGTATGGATTCGTATTGGACTGTATGACCGTCTGCAGGGGGTACACCCACCCAGGGCCAGGCGTATACAGGGACGGAAGTGTGAGTTTGAGTGATGCACCAAGTAAAAGATCACCACGGTATGGGATTTTTACAAATCCAGAAGTTCCATACTGAATAGGTGTATTGAATGGATACTCTTCAGAATACAACAAGAATGGCGAGTGACGTCTATAAATTCCACTGAAATACGACACGTCCGGTTTACCAGTAAGGTATACATCCTGAATGCCCTGCGTTACCAGCTGGATAGTCGCAGATGACATTTACTATTATCAACGCGTATTTTTTAAATACGAAAAACCCGTGATGATAATAGATGGCTAACAAAGCCGGTGCATACCAGCTTCAGCTTAAAAAGTTTAATCCAGCGACAATGCCGGACAATGCGACGTGTGTTTTCATCGGTAAGCGTAGAACAGGTAAATCCACGCTCGTGACAGACATTCTCTGGTACAAGAAACATCTCCCAGCCGGAGTTGTCATGTCAGCCACAGAAGATGGTAATGGCCACTATCGTCAATTTGTTCCGGATCTCTTCATTTACAACGATTTTTCTAAAGATGCCGCCGAAAAGTTGTTTGAAAGGCAGAAGCGTCTCAAGGCGGCTGGTAAGCATGCACCTGTATTTTTCCTTATGGACGACTGTATGTACGACAAGACACGAATGAAGGAGCCGATCATTCGCGAAATCTTCATGAATGGCCGCCACTACAACATCTTCTTTCTGTTTACGGCACAGTACGCCATGGATGTCCCCCCGGCGATTCGTGGAAACATAGATTACGTCTTTGTACTGCGCGAGAATATTCGTAAAAACAGAGAGAATCTTTACGAATCATTCTTTGGGTGTTTCCCAACCAAGGATATGTTTTTTCAGGTGATGGACTCGTGTACTGAAAATTACGAGTGTCTTGTACTCGACAATACAGGGACGTCGAACAAGATTGAGGATAACGTCTTTTGGTACAAGTCACCTGTTCGCAAAAACTTCCGGCTCGGTTCAGATGCTATGTGGAACTATCACAAGACGCATTACAACCCAAATGCTGGAACTTCAATAGGTGCTACACAGAGACCACGTGGTTCACAGCGCGTAGTTGTTAAGAAAACATAATCAGCCTTGTGAGTAATGGTTGAGCTTGTCGATATTTCAAGTGGTGGAGCTCGCCAGTCATACGACCTTACGACCGGTATGAGAGATCATATGGCTGTTCAGCCTCCCCCGTCAGTCATGCAGCAGAATTCTCCACTTATGGTTCCGCCATCGAATCCTGAAAAAAATACTCTGTCTGAATTAGAGAACACCATGGCCTCTTTATCAACTCCGATCGAAGAGGTGCTTGACACACCCATGGGACTTATGCAGCCACAGGTTGGCATGCAGCAGCCCGATATGATCGATTCTCGCTCGGTCCAGACTCATCCTGCGCGTCCCTCAGCAGCAGCCTCCTCGTCAGCTTCCAACCCACTGAACCTGAACGATGATCAGCTCCAGGCTGCCATTGCCGGTCTTGCCGCCGTCGCTGCATTTTCAAAGATTGTCCAGTCGAAGATTGGTGAGCTCATGCCAACCGCATTTGAGATGGACGGTCACCTGTCCACGACCGGTATGGCCCTGACCGCCTTCATCGCGGCCGTCATCTTCTACCTGCTCAAGAACTTTATCGTGAAGCGCTAATCGACGTCCAGCTTTTCAGCATCACAGAACCAGCCGGCGCCCCCTTTAATTTATAGACATTCGAAACTCGTGTCATGTCCACCTTGTTATACCCCTTTGACTTTGTCAAAGCAAGGTTCGCCGCCGCTCGAATACACTCGGGCGTCGCCGGACCCTTTAGAATCACATGCGATCCTGGTACGCCTTGGGCATGAAACCACAAGTCGTCCGGATCGGCCCTCTGAAAAGTAACCTTGTCATTCTCGATCGCATTTCGACCGTACACGATTGTACAACCAGCAGGTGTCGTTTGTTCCATCAGTCTGAAATGTGATGGCCGCAGTACTGCCGGCGTTGGATCGGTTTGTATATACCTATTCTGCTCGCGACCGCCTTAAGCTTGTGTAAATTGTCCCAAAAGTGCCCAGAATGCTTGTATTCCTTTACTGACGAATGTGCAATCTCGTGCAGAATGACATGGAATACACTATTCACATCAGAACCATCAATGCAGATGAAAATCTCGTACCCTTTGTTGACGTTGTAACCCACCTGACCCTTGTTCAGCATTCCTGTAATTAGATATCGTCTCTGGAGAATCGGAAACTCATTCGTCTCTCTCAACTTTTCGAGCAACATTTCATACCTTTTCATCGCCTCCTTGAAAACCTTCGGCTGCTGGGTCGACGAGTAGATGCAGACGAGGGCCAGAACTATTAGTATGGGCAGCTTGATGTCCATCTCCTACTTTAACTTGTGGAAAATAAATCGGGAATAGATGTCTGTTATTTTACCATTCTCCTCCTTTGAGAATGGTTCCCACTCGATGAGAGCCAGGTTGGCCGCGAAGCACAGGTTGACCAGCAGCGACTTGTAACAGAGAGGTTCAGGGATTGCTCCATTTTTGTAGTATGGCCCGTCTCCGAACCGGACCAGAATCATTTCACCGTAACGCGGTGCCCCCTTTCCGATGCTCGGCCCTCGTTCGATACCCTCCCACTCGAGCGGCCTCTTGAGAATCTTGTTGGCGTCGGGTACCACACCCATAAACTTGCCGCCCGGCTTCAGGATCGTACTGATTGTCTCGATACACATCTTGGCATATTCCTCTGACTGGAAGATGTACTGCAGAGAAAAGTTGTAGCAGACGACATCAAACTCGAGACCAGGAGCCTCGAGCACATCACCCTTGAAGAATTCAGTCGTCGGGTGTACATTCACTGCCCGATTCATCGCCTCCAGGAGAGACTCTTCATCCGGATCACACATGTACAGCCTTGCACCGACCGAACGCCATTTTTGAAGATCGCCTCCACGACCAGCTCCTACATCCAGTACGAGCGAATTCTTTTTGACGCTCTGCATGATAAAATCACGCTTGAGGTCATTGTGCAACTGGCGCAGTTTTTCCATTAAAGAAATAGTGTGCGGTACTCTTAAATGTCTTTGGAGCAGGATCTGACCACTGTCCCAGGTCAACTTTATGCACTCATTTCACTCGTCGGTCCAGAGCTGCCCCAGAAGGCGGATAAATTTGGCCTCAAGATTCGTGGCGTGTTCAACACTCGTGAGGAGGCGGCCAACCATGCAAAGCGTCTGCAGCGTGAGGATGCTACGTTCGACATTTACGTTGTCGACATGTACAAGTGGCTGCTGATTCCTCCGGACCGTGACCGCATCGACGATGTCCACTACCAGAATGAGAAGCTCGAGGAGATTATGACCAAGTAC